GATCATACAAGCCTGATCATGTGCGTACAAAATCGTTTGATGGTAGCCGTGAGATTATGGCTTACTTTGATTGCGTTATTGATCCAGAATCAAAGCGTTATCTTTCTGAAGACTATATGTTCTGCCAACACTCAAGAGCAATTGGTTTGAAAGTTTGGATGCTTCCTTGGATTAAACTTAAACACGCAGGTACTTATATCTTTGGCGGCTCTCTTGCCGCACTCGCCGCAGTTGGTGCATCACCTACTGCAAGTGAAAACGCACCTAAAAAATAAAGGATGAATGATGCCTAAACTAGATGATGAATCTGAAATTACTTGGGGCACTGGTTATGGTGAGGTGAGTTTTTCTGCCATCGCCCCCGAAGCGACCACCTCCACCATTGTGTTGTCAGAAAAAGAACCTGAAATTTCGTATCGATATAGTGAGCAAAAAATTATTCAAGAAATTAAAGACTATATTGATGCAACTTATGATCAACACTATTCACGAAATAAATTTCAGGCAACTGAGTTTATTCTTGATTGCGGACATGGTGATGGGTTTTGCATTGGTAACATCATGAAGTATGCACAACGCTACGGAAAGAAAGATGGATACAATCGCAAAGACTTGCTAAAAATTATTCACTATGCTATAATTGCTTTACATAATCATGATATGAATGAGAGGAAATAAATTATGAAACTATCTGAAAACACGGTCAATGTTCTCCGCAACTTTGCAACAATCAACCAAGGGCTAGTCTTCAAGTCTGGCAACACCTTGCGTACTGTAAGCAAACAACAAAACGTACTTGCAAAAGCAACTGTCACAGAATCTTTTGACAATAACTTTGCAATCTATGATTTGAATCGTTTTCTTGCGGTTCTATCTTCAATGAACGATCCTAACTTGACTGTTGGTACCGGCAACGTGAAGATTGCATCTGGCACATCAAAAACAACTTATGGTCTTTCTGATGAGACTATGGTCGTATCTGCACCAGACAATGACATTTCGGTGCAAAATGCCGAAGTGAAATTTACACTCACAAAAGACAATCTTGCACAGGTTCTCAAATTGTCAGGCGTTCTTGGCTTACCTAACATTGCTGTGCGAGGCAATCGTAAGAAAATTTCTATCGCCGCAGTTGATGTGAAGAATCAAGACTCTGATGTTTTCTCTGTTGACGTAGGCGATACTGATGCAGAATTCCAATTCATCTTTGTTACAGAAAACTTCAAGATGATTCCTGGTGACTACGAAGTGCAAATCTCTTCAAAAGGTGTCGCGCATTTCAAATCTAATAAAGCCCCACTAGAGTATTGGATTGCAACCGAAGTTGGTTCTAAGTACGAGGCGTAATCATGACTAGTCGCAGAGATTTTTTTCGAGGCGGCGCAAAGGGTGCAGGTTTACTTGGTGCATTTGCCGCAGGACTTGCCGCGCCCATAGTCATTGAAAAGACAAAAGAAATTCATGTAAAAACTCTTGAACCTTCTGTACCGAAAGTCGATCCAAAAGTCGTAGAGAAGATTAAAGAGTTTACGTCATCAGGCGTTTTAGAACTTCACAGAACCTATGGTGAAGTTGCACCGCCTGAACCTAACCCATCGCCATACATGTTTACTAATTCACTCGGTGGACCAAAACTTGTTCCTGGTACAGAGAACAATGTTCGAGTTGGTATGATGGTCGGACCTGATGGTGAACTTTATATCAGAGTTAAAGACGATTGGAAAAAAGTCTTAACAACCTGATTGCACTCTAACATGTTTTATGTTAGAATATATTTTTATGTTATGAATGAGGTGCTATATGATGGAAAACTTTTTATGGGTAGAAAAGTATCGCCCTAAAAAAATTGCAGACACAATTCTGCCAACTGATCTAAAGCAAACTTTTACTGAGTTTGTAAATCAAAAAGAAGTACCCAATCTTATCCTCGCTGGCGGTCCTGGCGTTGGTAAGACTACTGTTGCAAAAGCAATGCTTGAAGAACTTGGTTGTTCTTACATTGTGATCAATGGTTCTATGAATGGTAACATTGACACACTACGCAATGAAATTAAAAACTTTGCATCAACTATATCTTTTAAAGGTGGAAGAAAATATGTCATTCTTGACGAGGCTGATTACCTTAACCCACAGTCTACGCAACCTGCCTTGCGTAACTTCATGGAAGAGTATTCTGCTAATTGTGGTTTTATACTCACTTGTAACTTTCTTAACCGTATCATTGCTCCCCTACATTCCAGATGTTCCGTTATACAGTTTAAGATAGCGGCATCTGATAAGCCAAAACTCGCGGCACAGTTTATGAAGCGAGTGGAAATGATTCTCAAGACCGAAAAGGTTGAATACGATCAGAAGGTTGTAGCAGAATTGATTCTCAAACACTTTCCCGATTGGCGTAGGGTTCTCAATGAACTTCAGCGTTATTCTGCTACAGGTAAAATTGACACCGGCTTGCTTGCAAACATTTCTGATGTTTCGATGAAGAAACTTATGCAGGCGATCAAAGACAAAGACTTTTCAATTGCGCGTAAGTGGGTTGTTGATAATTTAGATAACGACCCCGCGGTTCTGTATCGCAACTTCTTTGATAATGCTGTTGAATACTTTACGCCGCAATCTGTTCCACAACTTGTGGTTCTTCTTGGTGAATATCAATACAAGTCTGCATTTGTTGCTGATCAAGAAATTAACATGGTTGCGTTTCTCACCGAAGTGATGGCGTCATGTGAAGCAAAATGACAAGACGAAAATTGTCAGGTTTTGATAGACTGCATAACACAATCAAACGCAATGCAATTTACTTAGATGAACGCACACAAGAGTGGAAGATAGATTCTTCTACAAACCATAAGCGTTGGAAAGATGTAGCAAATGATTGGCAACCAAAGAAACTTTTTCTTACAGTAAAAGACTTAGAAGACATTTGGAATGCACAAGGTAGAGTTTGCTACTGGTTTAAAATTCCATTAGACTTTAATCTACTCAATGCTACTTACACTCATTATGTGCGTAAACATCCTCTTGCGCCATCAGTAGATCGGATTGACGATAGCGGAGACTACACAAAAGAAAACGTAGTCGTATGTTGCCGTCTTGCAAACTACGGAAGAAACGAATATCCTTATGATAAATTTCATGATATAATTAATGTAGTGACTCGAAAGAAAGAACACTATGTTCCTGATATTATTAATTTTATAACTGGACCTTATACATCATGAATCCTTTTGACTATATCAATGCAATTAATCAGAGCAAAGAGAACCTTATGGTCGGCTCTGATAACGATGAATTGGCAGAAAAGGTGTACGATCCCTACATCACAAATCGTGGATTATCTTTTTTTGCCGATACGATTCTCTATGCTAATGAGATGAATCGCCTATGTTTACTAGACAAAAAACCTCAATTCTCCTATTTACTAAATAGTGTGAGACCACGAAAGCGTTGGAGCAAGTGGTTGAAAAAAGAAAAGATTGAGGAAGTGGATATCATTTCGGAATATTTTGGCTATAGCAAATCTAAGTCTAAGGATATCATTAAACTTCTCACCGATGAACAAATAAAAACTATAAAATCTAAATTAGAAAAAGGTGGGCCTACCACTAAGGAGAAGAATAATGAGCGTTGAAAATTTGTTAGAGGTGACGCTGAAGGAAGAAGATGATTTTCTAAAAGTGAGAGAAACATTGACCCGCATAGGCGTTGCATCCAGAAAAGATAAAAAACTATTCCAGTCTTGCCACATTCTACATAAGAAAGGCAAGTATTACATTGTACATTTTAAAGAACTATTTGCATTAGATGGCAAAGGAACAGACTTTGATGACAATGATATGGGTAGACGAAATACAATTGCCAAACTACTCGAAGAATGGGGTTTGGTAAAAGTTGTAAATAAAAATGCAGTAGAAGCACCCGTTGCGCCATTGTCTCAAATTAAGATTCTATCTTATGGTGAAAGAGATGATTGGGAACTCATTACCAAATATAGCATCGGAACTAAGAAGAGGGTATGATGGAAGAACTTGTTAGCGAAATGAAGGTTGCACTTGCAACCGCCTTTACATACCAACTCAAAGCACACTACTATCATTGGAATGTAGAGGGTCCAGATTTCCCTCAGTACCACGAATTACTTGGTAAAATTTATCAAGATGTGCATGGTAGTGTCGATCAGTTTGCCGAAGAGATTCGCGCACTTGATGCATATGCGCCTGGCAGTTATACCAGATTCTCAGAACTTTCTCTAGTCGAGGAAGACAATACACTTGTACCAGCAAATGTCATGTTTAGTCGTTTGTTGAATGATACATATATTGTAGTCGAACATTTAACTGCTGTATACGAATTGTGTGAGAACAATAAAAAATATGGGTTGAGCGATTTTATTGCAGGTAGAATTGACACCCTAAACAAATTTGCGTGGCAGTTAAAAGCAACGCTAAAAATTTGACAATAGCATAGTAATATGTTATAATCACCTTTGGCGATGGGGTTACATCGCCGTTTTAATCATTAACTTTGAATGGAGTAATACTATGTCTTTTGTAAATACCACTAAAACTCAGGTTGAGTATCTTGTTTCTTACCTTCGCGGTACGAATCGTGGTTTGAGCGCCCCACAGGCTCGCGCCCTGTTCGGCATCAAGAACCTTCGCGCACGAATCTCTGACCTTCGTCAGATGGGATTCAAAGTTCGCAAGAACACAAATACTGAAGGTCGTACCACATATTTTGTGTCACGCCGCATGATTGGCCAAGCATAATCATATAAATAAGTATATCCTCGGGATGGGGACCTGTGGGGTGCGACACAGGAAAAACGCACATTACCGCCACGCCTTCGGGGTGGCATTTTAACTTTACTCGCTTAATAAGGAGCAAACTATGCTAATGTACGCAAACATGGCTATTGACGCCATTCAATCTGGTAAGACCGCTTGGTTGAACCAATTCGTTCAGGACAAATCTGTCCGCGAACCTCTCCAACAATTTGTAACTGCTCAAACTGAGTTTACTAAACAAATCGCTAAAACTTTTTGGGAAGTAACTGGTTCTGCAACGCAAGCCGCTGTAGGCAAAGTATTTACATCTAAGTAAGGAGAACACCATGACACACTTATCAGTATTTGGTCCTGGTTTTAAGGACTTCGATAAATTCTTTGTGGGCTTTGATGACACTTACAGTCGTCTTGCAAAAATGCATGATGACTTGACTAAGAGCATTCCTAACTATCCACCATATAATATTCGTAAGACTAGCGATAACACATACGTTATTGAACTTGCTGTTGCTGGTTTCGGAAAACAAGAAATTGACATTACACTAGATGACAATAAACTTGTTATTTCTGGAAATACGAAAGATGATGGCGATAATTTCTTGTTCAAAGGAATTGCAAACCGCGCTTTCACTCGCGCATTTGCTTTGGATGATCACATCGAAATTCAAGATGCCGCACTTGTAAACGGCATGTTGAAAATCGCGCTTGAGCGTATCATTCCCGAACACAGAAAGCCAAAGAAAATTGAAGTTAAGGACGTAGAAGAAAAGAAAACTTCCAAGCGTCAACTCTTAACTGAAGACCCACTAGATCGTAACCTGTAAGGTGCAATCATGTGGAAAAAAGTTAAGAACGTATTTACGGGTATACTAGAAGGTATTGCTGAAGGTAAAAGATATAAGTTACAAGGCCATGATGAATGGTACAGAAACTATTATCTTTCGCAATCTGTGGACTCCGCAGATTTTGAAAAAAGGCAATCGGACTTAAAGTCTAAAGGGTATCTGTAATCTTGGGGGCGCAATGCCCCCATTTTTATTTTGGAGAATATAATGGGTAATATTAGATTATTTCGTTTGATTAGTGGTGAAGAAATTGTTGGTGAAGAAATTGGCACCAGCCAAGGTATGCCAAAACGCGCAATTAAAAATCCTTGCCTTATTGGACTTATGCCAACACCAACTGGTGGTGCAACATTGAACATGCAACCACTTCTACTCTTTTCAGACACAAAAGAAATTAACATTAAAGAAGATCACATTCTGTATGATACGGGTGTTGACATTAAGATTCTAAACAAGTATAATGAGATATTTGGATCAGGGATCGTAATTGCTCAACAAACCCCAACTTTTACACGATGAAATTTTATACACATTTTACACGATATGGTAATTATATTCTAGAACGCGGCTATGAAAATGGCAAGCGTTACGCTAAGAAAGTAGAATATAATCCAACATTGTTTGTTCCGTCAAAAACGGAAACTGAATTTAGTACATTGGAAGGCTATCATGTGGCGCCCGTTGAAATGGGAACGATGCGTGATGCAAATGACTTTATTAAAAAATATGAAGAAGTAGAAAACTTTCCAATCTACGGTTCTACAAACTATCCATATGTGTATATCAATGAGCAGTATCCAGATGAAGTATACTACGACAAAGATTTAATTCGTGTTGCAAACATTGATATTGAGGTTGGTTCTGAGAACGGGTTTCCTGAGCCAGACAAAGCGAGTGAACCAATCACCGCAATCACAATAGAGATTGATGGTACGTTTTTTGTCTTTGGTTGTGGCGACTATGAAACACATCAAGATAATGTATCATATCTCAAATGCAAAGATGAGAATCATTTGATCGAACAATTTCTAAACTTATGGGAATTAAAATCACCAGACGTAGTGACTGGTTGGAATATTCAATTCTTTGATATTCCATATATCTACAATCGGATTAATCGTTTGATGGGTGAGAAGACAGCAAAGCGTTTGTCCCCATACAAATCGATTGGCGAACGCACAACAACAATCCACAACAGACAGCAAACTGCGTTTGATCTTGTGGGTATTGCAATTCTAGATTATCTAGAACTGTACAAGAAATTTACTTATTCGCAACAAGCATCTTATCGCCTTGACCATATCGCATACATCGAACTTGGTGATAAAAAGTTAGACTATTCTGAGCATGAAACTTTACACCAACTCTATAAAAACAACTATCAAAAATTTATTGAATACAACATCAAAGATGTGGAACTTGTCGACCGCCTCGATG